AAATAATAAATATAAAAAAAAAAAAAAATAAAACAAAAAAAAACGCTTCACAAAAAAAAAATGGGCAATGAAATATCATCATACATGGAAACTTATTATTATTTTAAACCAAATCCAGATGGTAGTATTGAAACACTACCTATTCCGTATGAATATCGAATTCCCACTTCTCGCGCACCCCGAAAATTCACTAAAGAATTTTCTGTTGTTTTGGAAAATTATATTGAAAATAAAGATGGGAAAGGGGTGGAAAGTCTAAAAGACACTTCCTTTTTATATATACATCAATTTATGGAAAGAGATGAAAAGGTATTACCAGCTAGAGTGGTTTGTGCATGTATTGAATATGGTATTACACTGAATGAATTATTTACTGAACGCGAATGTAATCGTCATGCAGATTTTATTGCCATGAACATACTAAAAACAATCTAAAAAAAATATTGTTCATCCCTATACAAAATTAATTTGAAAAAAAAAATGTCACATGAATTTAATACTCTATATATTATTGAATCTGATTCTCAGGGACGTATTGATCAGCAATTGGTAATTTTATTTGATCCAGCGGAAGATAATTATTATGTCTATGGCACACGTGGAATTCAAATCAATAAATCAAAAAATTTTCGATTTGTATTTCCTGCGTACAGGAAGAAAAATTTATGTTTTTTAATTCGGTTTTTGATTGATTATTTCCATTCTCCTCTTACCATTGCCTTACATAATGTATCCATTGATTACGAAGATTATGATTACGTTGATTTTGATTATTTACAAGTACAAATGGATAATACAAATGAGATTGTGGCCTACGACGAAACTTCTTTGACCTCCAATCAGCTACGCAATTTGATAAATGTTCTTTAAAGAACGTTTATACAAAGTATAAGGGACCTGTTTGAGAGATGAACTCCCCATGTAGCACACCCATAGAATATGCAATGTAGATTGGTGCCCATAAAATTTTCGCAGGAACAAGTGAGACGATAAAATGAACATCCTGGGCATGAACATTTTCCAGTTGAAATCCATGTGGTATAATACTCGTCGAGTATTACAGACCGATCGTTTGTTCCATGCAGATGGAATAGTTTAGGTTCAAACATATCGTAAGAACATCTTTCTTCAATGAGACAAAGAATAAGTTTATTCAAAAATATATATTTGGTATTCTCATGTAGATGTCCTTCGGATACAAGAATTACAGTGTGATTCGCTTGTTCCTCGGGCAAATCCATCTCTTGTCTACCTACAATTCCAGACAAGACTGTAATAATACATGCAGCAGGCAATTCGATAACTGTCAACACTGGAGTTTGCTGCATTTCAAGTATCATGGAAGCAGATCGAGCGTCTTGCTCTCTTTGTATCGCTGCCTGATGTTCGGCCTTGTCTTCTTCAGACCAATATCCTCTGCAAAATGGGCACAAATGTACTTTCGTCATGCATTCCGTACAGAGAATTCCTTTGCACAAGATTTCGTGTTCATTTGGAGTAAAATGTAGAGATTTGGGATTTTTGCCAATCTGATTATCCATACACACTCCACAAATGGAAGTTTTTGGAGGAATTTTCTTGCTCTTTGAATTAAACTGAACAAATGTAACTTGCATCTTTTTTTTTTGTTGTAAATATTTTGTGTTGTAAATTTTGGAATTTCAATTTTTTTTTGTTCTTATTTTTTTTTTCCAAAAAAAAAGAAAAAAGAAAAAAAAAAAAAAAAAAATGACAGTTCATTACATTCAATTAAATCCTTCATCCGTGTGTAAACCTGTAATCGATTATCCATCGGAGGAATGCCAATGTGCGACCACAAACCCAGTTATGAAACATTTACAAGTATGCAATCCAATTCTCGATAAGCCATCATTTCAATGTCATCGCCCTTCTTTATCCTGTACGACACCCGCAATTCAATATCAAACCCAAAAAGTGATACAAAATACCGTACGCACGTCAAGTTCAATCTATACATCAAACCTTGCCGGCGTTTCTGTCTACCAACCTCCCAAGGTGTCCCTAGGAGTAAATTGGAACCAATCTTCGGATCGACGCAATCCGCATGGCAAAGGACGTGGAAATGGTGTTGATATTAAATATAATTCATATGCTAGATATCTCAATAGAATAAAGGGTAAACATCCTTACCGTGCACAACCTATTCCACCTCGATATGGTAACCAGTACATCCCCTTTAATCCCGCCTTTCCTATTTATGGTAATAAAACAATCAAAACAGCTTTCTTCGATTGTCCTTGCAAATTAGTTTAAAAAATTTTTTTTTTCAATCCACAAAAAAAACTAAAAAAAAGAAGAAAAAAAAATGGCAGGAGGATTAATGAATTTGGTTTCTGAAGGTCAACAAAATATAATGTTAAATGGAAATCCAAGTAAAACATTCTGGAAAACAACATATGCTCATTACACCAATTTCGGTTTGCAAAAATTTCGTGTTGATTTTGATGGAGCCAGAACACTGCGTCTGAGTGAACCCTCTACGTTTATATTTAAAATACCGCGTTACGCAGAACTTCTTCTCGATTGTTATGTCTCTGTGAATTTGCCTCATATATGGAGTCCAATAATTCCGCCAATTACGGATCCAGACCTTCCTGGGTATAATGAAGGGAGATGGATCCCTTATGAATACAAATGGATTCGTAATCTCGGTGCCCAAATGATTGGTAAAATTACCATTACATGTGGCAATCAAACATTGCAAGAATTTTCCGGTAATTATCTCTATAATATGGTACAACGCGATTTCTCAGAAGTCAAGAAAAATTTATTTGATGTAATGTCGGGTAACGTAAAAGAATTGTATGACCCCGGAAATTCAGGAACACGGGTGAATTCGTATCCAAATGCAGTCTACACCACAGACCCGAATGGGGCAGAACCTTCCATTCGTGGACGCACACTTTATATACCTTTAAATACATGGTTTTCACTCAAAAGTCAAATGGCATTTCCCCTTGTCGCATTACAATACAATGAATTACAGATCCACATTACCTTTCGTCCCATTCAGGAATTGTTTCAAATACGTGATGTCTTTGACGTTATTAATAATTACCCTTATATTGCACCTAATTTCAATAAATCGTATATGCAATTTCATCGTTTTATGCAAACTCCCCCTGAAAATCCATTAACCGACGGTGCCTTTATTGATAATGGAAAAATATGGAATGCAGACATACATTTAAATTGTACATACGGCTTTCTATCCGACGAAGAATCCCGTTACTTTGCATTGAAAGAACAAAAATATCTCTTTCGACAAATCCGGGAAACTATTTTTTATAATGTAACCGGACCCAATAAATTAGATTTGAATTCACTTGGTATGGTTTCTAGTTTCATGTTTTATCTCCAACGAAGTGACGCCAATTTAAGAAATGAATGGTCAAACTATAGCAATTGGCCATATACCTATTTGCCCAATGATATCTTACAATGCCCTACAAATGGAACGTATCCCATCAATAGATCGGGAACAATTGTTCGTATCGGTCCAGGGGTGAACAGTGACGGAACCTTAACCGGTTGGCTTTTCACTGGAGATTATAGTATTGAAAATGAAAAAGATATTTTAGTACAAATGGGATTGCTACTTGATGGATCTTATCGCGAGAACACTCAACCCCCCGGTGTCTTTGATTACATTGAAAAATATACTCGAACTCCTGGAAATGCCCCTCCTGGTCTATACTGTTACAATTTTTGTTTAAATACATCGCCCTATGATATGCAACCCTCGGGTGCCATAAATATGAATCGGTTTAATCAAATCGAATTAGAGATTAACACAATTACTCCTCCTTTAGATCCATTAGCCCAATCTATGGCCATCTGTGATCCCGCTACAGGTGAAATTATTGGTGTTAATAAATCATCATGGAATATTTATCAATATAATTTTAATTTAAATTATTTCGAAGAACGATTAAATATCATATCATTTATATCTGGAAATGCAGGATTAATGTATGCAACCTAACAAATATTTTTTTTGTTTAGTATTTAATCCAATAAGGAACTGAAGCCAAACCAGACATAATACTTGGTATATTTGGCACCTGAAAAGTACTGTTATCTGAATGTCCAAGATCATTATAATAATTTGCAATTACATTAAACAAATTCTGGTAACCTACTTTAGGGTATGCAGATCCATTACATTGCAAATACCCATTAGTATCACTTCCTATTGCAAATAAAACAACCGTTCCTACATTCGTATAAGTTACCCCCGTAGCACCCGTTTCACCAGGAATACCTCCCTCCCCAGAAGGTCCACTCGGTCCAATTGTCCCAGTCTCTCCAACTCCTGTTGCTCCTTCCACCCCAACTCCTGTTGCGCCTTCCATCCCAACTCCAGTTGCCCCTTCCACTCCAGTTGCTCCTTCCATCCCAACTCCTGTTGCGCCTTCCATCCCATCTCCTGTTGCGCCTTCCATCCCAACTCCAGTTGCCCCTTCCACTCCAGTTGCTCCTTCCATCCC